TCTATCAGAAGAGTTCAAAGAGAAAACAGCCATCATATTTGAATCAGCAATGAAAGCAAAATTAGCAGAAGAAATCGAATCTTTAGAAGAGAACTATGCTAACGAGCTTGCTGAAGAAATTGCAACAACAAAATCTGACCTCGTAGAGAAGGTTGATTCATATCTAAACTACGTAGTTGATCAGTGGATGGAAGACAACAAGCTAGCAGTTCAAACTGGCTTACGTACAGAAATCGCTGAAACTTTCATGAACAAGCTGAAAGATGTATTTACAGAGTCTTATATCGAAGTTCCAGAAAGCAAAGTCGACTTAGTCGATGAGTTATCTGAGCAGGTAGAAGAACTTGAAACTGCACTTAACGCTCGTACTGAAGAAGCGCTAGAACAAGCCAAGGCAATAGAAGATTTTACACGTTCAGCTATCGTAGCTGAAGCAGCTAAAGATCTTCCTGATACACAAGCTGAGAAGCTTGCAGGTCTTGTCGAATCTATCGATTTCGACGACGAAGAAACTTTCACTAAGAAAGTGGCTACCGTCAAAGAAGCACATTTTGCAGCGCCAGCTGTAGAATCAACCATTGCAGAAGAAACTGATGTAGATGCGGAAGCTGATACACAAGAGGTTTCTGAAACAATGGCGACATATTTGTCAGCAATCAGAAACTATAATAAATAAGGGAGATCCAAGGAAATGGAATCTTATTCTAACTTGGTCGAAAAATGGGGCCCTGTTCTTAACGAAGACACAGCTGGCTCTATTAAAGACAACCACAGAAAGCAGGTAACTGCTGCTCTGTTGGAAAATACCGAACGTGCTCTTACAGAAGAACGCGCTCAACTAAACGAAGCTGCACCAACAAACGCAACTGGCGGTTCAATCAATAACTGGGATCCAGTATTGATCAGCCTAGTACGACGTGCTGCTCCAAACCTAATTGCTCACGATTTAGCATCTGTACAGCCTATGAACGGTCCAACAGGTCTTATCTTTGCAATGAAGTCAAAGTACTCAACACAAGGTGGTACAGAGGCTCTTTACAACGAAGCCGATACACAGTTCTCTGGTACTCAAGCTACTCCAGCAAATAACGTTGCTGATGGTACTGACGGTTCAGGTCTTTTAAGCTACGGTGGTGACTCGGCTATGCCTGGTCCAAACCACGGTTCTGCTATGGCAACAGACTCTGCTGAAGCTCTTGGATCATCTGGTTCAACAGACTTTGCAGAAATGGCATTCAGCATTGAGCGTCAAACTGTGACTGCAAAGTCACGTGCTCTAAAAGCTGAGTACTCATTAGAGTTGGCTCAGGATCTTAAAGCGATCCACGGTTTAGACGCAGAATCAGAATTGGCAAACATCTTGTCAACTGAGATTCTTGCTGAGATCAACCGCGAAATTATTCGTGTGATCAACGCACATGCTAAGCCTGGTGCTCAATCAGCACAGATCACTGCAAAAGGTGTAATTGATCTTGATACTGATGTTGATGGTCGTTGGTCTGCAGAGAAATTTAAAGGTCTCGGCATTCAAATCGATCGTGAAGCTAACCAAATCGCAAAAGATACTCGTAGAGGTAAAGGTAACGTGATGGTATGTTCATCAGACGTTGCTTCTGCTCTAGCTGCTACTGGCATGTTAGACTACTCACAAGTACTAGCTTCTAACACATTGAATGTAGACGATACAGGTAACACATTTGCTGGTACTCTGAATGGTCGCATGAAAGTGTACATCGACCCTTATGCAACAGTTGATTATATCACTGTTGGTTATAAAGGTGCAAACGCATACGACGCCGGTCTTTTCTACTGCCCATACGTACCATTAACAATGATGCGTGCAGTTGCTGAAGATACATTCCAGCCAAAAATTGGTTTCAAGACACGATACGGTCTTGCTTCAAACCCATTCACACCTGGATCATCTAACGGCCTAGGTACAGTTCGTCAGAACCAGTACTACAGAATTATGCGTGTGGATAACATCCTAAACACATAAGAATAGGGATAACCTATCTAACTAGGGCGCTTCGGCGCCCTTTTTTTTGTATAAATACAAATATGATTAAACTTACAGAGAACGCAGAAGAATATTTAAAAAAGGTTGGTAAACCTTATGTTTCGCTCAATGTAAAGGGTGGAGGATGTTCAGGCTTTCAATACGAATGGGGTACAACAGATAAAGAACCCACTATAGGAAATCTATGGTTAGATCCTATGGCAGAGATGTTTGTATTTGGTTGTACAATAGATTACGTAGAAGAGCTTGGCGGATCATATTTAAAGGTTGTAAACCCTAATGCGACTGCATCATGTGGATGTGGTGAAAGCTTTGCTGTATAGGAGATATAAATGGTTTATAATATAAATGAAAATTATTTAGAACCAACAGGATTTAAACTGATCTTAGATAGAAAATTTTATCCTAAGACAGAATATTTTGTAACAAGTGTAAATCATCCTGAAGTTGCTTTGCCAGGTGTAGAAGTTCCTTTTAAGTCAATAGCTACTCATCAGCCAGGTGATAGATTGCAATTTGGTGAATTAATATGTAATATAATACTTGATGAGAATTTAGTTAACTATAAAGAAATGTATAATATACTAAAAGAAACAGTGCAAGTAAATGAAATAAATAGACTTACAAGAGATGTTACTCAACAACCACTAGATATGGATTTAAAGCTTATTACATTATCAAGTAAAAATAATGCTAATAAAGAAATTACATATTATGATTCAAGACTAACATCAATTGGAGGAATTGAATTAGAATCAACAAGAGCAGATATACAATATATTACTGTACCTCTTTCCTTTGAATTTAACTACTTTGAGATTGAATAAATATAATTATGTTAACACCTTTGATGAAGCCCAGAGAATGGGAATTTATGAAACCATATTTAAAAGAAGATATGGTAATGTTAGAATATGGATCGGGACAAAGCACTGAAATCTTTGCAAAACTTGTAAAAACTTTATATTCTATAGAACACCATAAAGGTTGGTACGAACAAGTACAACCAAGTTTAGTATTCCATATGAATGTAAACTATATTCATATTGCACCTAATGATAATAGTTTTTTACCTTATGGACCTTCTAAACCTGAATGGTTTAAAGATTATATCAATTGGCCCAAAAAGCAGTCACAAATTTTTGACATCGTATTCATCGATGGTAGAGCTAGACAGTTTGTTGCTGAATCTATTATAGATAATATAACAAGTGATTCTTTAGTTTTTTTACACGATTATACAAATGGTTGGCCTGAAGATTATCCAGCTAAAAAAAGACCAAGGTATGATAGAGTTTTAGAATTTTATGATATTGTTGATGCTGTACATACACTAGCATTATTGAAGAAAAAATAGAAAGTTATATAATGAATCTCGAAACTGTACTCGAGATGTGGAAAAAAGATTCTGAGATCCCTCAGTATAATCTTGATGAAACATCTAGACAAACCCCCACACTACATGCAAAATATATGGAGTTTATGTCCATAGCCCGTCTACAGTTAAAGAAAGCTGAGATGGCACAAAAGACTTTACTCAAAAAGAAGTGGCTATACTATAATGGCAAAATGACTCAAGAACAGATTCAGTCAGAAGGATGGGACTTTGATCCTTTTGAAGGGCTAAAGGTTCTCAAAGGTGAGATGGATTATTACTACGATGCTGATAGTGACATACAAAAATCCGAAGAAAAAATTACATACTATAAGACTTATATCGAGACACTTACTGAGATTATAAATGTATTAAAGTGGAGACATTCCACTATAAAGAATATTATTGATTGGAGAAGGTTCGAAGCGGGTGGATAAACTAGTTGTAAGTCAGAAGAATCATTCCGTAATGTCAGTTCATACTGATATGGGAATAGCTAACGAACTGACAGACTTCTTTTCATTTTTTGTTCCAGGCTATAAGTATATGCCAGCATTTCGTAATAAGGTGTGGGACGGCAAAATAAGGTTGTATAATTCACAGGCACAAGAATTACCTGTTGGATTATTTCCATATTTGCAAGAATTTTGTGCACCACGTAATTATAAAGTAGAAGTAGAGCATGATAATTATTATGGCCTACCGGGCGCCACAGTCGACGTAGATCCCGCAGAGCTTAGTGCCTTTATCAACGGATTGTCTATATCCACAAAAGGTAAGCGAATTAATCCTCGTGATTATCAGATAGAAGCAATATGCGAAGGACTACATAGAAAACGCTCCATATTATTAAGTCCTACTGGTTCAGGTAAGTCACTTATTATATACGTATTAATGAGATACTTACTAGAGAAGACAAACAAAAAGTGTTTGATTATTGTACCTACAACTTCTCTTGTTCAACAGATGTATTCTGACTTTGAAGACTATTCATATTACGATCAAGATTTTGCGGTAGAGAACGAATGTCATAGAATATATTCTGGTAAACCTAAGATGAATATGAAAGAAAGAATATTCATTTCTACTTGGCAATCTATTTACAAATTACCTGGTTCATGGTTCGAACAATTTAGTACAGTATTTGGTGACGAATGCCATGGTTTTAAATCTAAGTCTCTTACATCTATTATGAATAAATGCCGTGAAGCAGAATATAGATTTGGTACAACAGGTACATTAGATGGCACACAGACACATAGACTTGTGTTAGAAGGTTTATTCGGTAAAGTATATAACGTTACAACTACTAAAAAATTACAAGAGGATAAGACACTAGCACCATTACAAATTAATGTGTTACTGTTAAAGTATCCTGAGGATGTAAGAAAGTCTTTTGGCAAAAAAGAATATCATGATGAAATAGATTATATTGTTACAAATGAGGCACGTAATAAGTTTATAAATAATCTTGCATTAGACCAAAACGGTAATACTCTTATATTATTTCAATTCGTAGATAAGCATGGAAAGCCGTTATATAATTTAATTAAATCTAATGCACATGAAAGGCGAAAAGTTTTTTACGTATCAGGTGATGTTGAGACGGCTGATAGAGAAGCGATTCGTAAAATAGTGGAGAAAAAG